TCTTCATCAACAAGATATGGTAATGTATTTCTTAGTAAATTTGAATTATTAAAATCAAAATCATGATCTAAAATAAGATTATCATTTATTAAAGGAGATCTATAAGTATTTCCTACAAAGTATGGATATTTACCCTCTAATTTTCCAGTTGCTGATGATACTCCTACGGAAGCAAAATATGCATAAATTCCATTTGGAAACTCAGGTGTTTTACAAAATCTACCATTGTGTATATCTAAGTCACCTAATCCATCATATATAAAATCATTTACAAAAAATCCACCTTTAAAACCAGTTGGTCTATTTTCAACTTTTGAAATATCAAGTTTATATGAAGGAGATAATATTTTTAAATCAGAATTTATATTGTCTGGATCAGAATATCCGAATGGTCCATATATTGGGTTTCCATCATATGCCCAACCAATTATTGGTGAGTGTGAAGTTATTTCATTAAAATCACCATTATTTTTAGTGGTAAAACTATTTTCTAAAGTTTTAGCTATTTCTTGTGAGTAACCAAGAATACTAAATCCAAATGAATTTTTTCTAGATGTAAGATTAAAATCACCAAATCTTTCTGCTCTATTTAATTTTAGAGGTCTAATTACTGCTCCAAGAACTCCATTAGACCCTCTAGGAACCACTCTTATCTCTGTGGTTGATGCATTATACCCTAAACCAGAGTTTATTACAATAGCGTTAATAATTTGTCCATTTTCAACTATCGGTCTTACGATTGCTCCCGATCCAGATCCAGTGTCTCTAATTTCTAAATCAGGGGTAGAAAAATATCCTTCACCTTTACCTACAACTGCTACATCATCGATTCTTCCATTTACAATAATCGGTTTAATTGCAGCATTTTTGCCAGTCAGAATGTTGACATCAGGTTTTATCTGGTGGTTTAAAATTGTAGATCCATAATTTGATCCCTTATTGTATACATACGCATCTATTATTTCACCCTTAACAACAGGAGTAAGGTTAAATGATCCAGTAACTGTAGATCCATATGATACTTCAATATTTACTTTAATTTCAGGATAGAAAAATTCCTGCAAACCAACTCCAGATGATGTAAGATTGACGTATTTTTTCTTATCAAAATTAACCAAATCTGATGTAAGTTTAAATGAATTATCATCAACCTTTACAACATGATACTGATTAGATGTACTTAATCCTGATATTATTGAACCACCAGACTCAAAATTATATTCAACAATATCTTTGGTTTCAAAACCATGATTTGTAAAATTAATTGTATCGTAAGATGTAGAAATTCCTGTTGGATTAACTCTTAATTTACGATTTGTATATCCAAAACCTTTCTCTAAAACTTTGACTGAAATAAGAGTTGTTCTATTTTCTGTTCTAAATCGATGAATTCCACTCGCACCTGTATCCGTGGATAATCCAACAGTATTAATACCAGCAATACCTGCTAGGGCATCCTCTCTTGAATTAAATATTCTAACTGTGCTTGGATTTACAACTCTTACGTAGTATGGATCACCATCAGATAAAGTTCCTGTAATGATATTATTTGTATCGTAGGGGGCACCAATACCTATAGGTGGATTTCCATTACTACCATAATAAACTAATTGTCCATTTTCTAAATTATGGTCATCTTTAAAAGTGATTGTTTCATTGTTAATATCAATACCACCATTAAAAAATATGTCTCTACTATCAAATTCTATAAATCTATTTCTTATACCAACAACAGGTTGTAAAATACATCCAGATCCATTACCTCCTGTTACTGAAATACTTTTTACAGACTCAATATCAAATTTTTGTGGATCGACTATAATTTCTTCAACACTACCACTGATAACTGGTTGAACTAAAGCAGTTGTTCCCGTAGAACTTTCTACATTTACCGAAGGTGGATTGACTACATCATAATTTCTTCCTCCATTTAAAACATCTACTGACTCTAAACTTCCATAATATATTACATCATCGGATATTGGAGATCTAATTTGTACACCATCTCTTAAGATTCCTACATCATTAATTGGTGTTTCATGTTTTGAAGATACTGATAAATTTTGCGATAAGGGAATTCTTCTTAAAATTTTATCAGATTGTATTTTTCTATTCTCATGAGATTTAAAAATAAAAGAATGATCCTGTGTGGAAGTAGTCCCAATACCTATTTGAACAGTGCTTGCTGTACCTATTTGACTACGTGATTGGTATAGTGCTATTTTTGATATATTTGCTCCTGCAGGAGGAATTATAGGATCAACATAATAAGTTCTTCCAGATTCTAGACCAGATAAAACTTCTGTTTGAGGATTGTAAACAACTGCATCACCTTGTATAAATTTAATATTTTGATTTGAAGGTGGAGTGAATTGAATGAAACTATACTTGTCTGTCAATACATTCTTTCCATCAAGACTTAATCCACTAGTAGTTTCTTTTATGATGTCAGTTGTGATATCATAATTAGGGAGAGAGTTTGATGCAACATATCCATCAGTATCACCATCAGTATAAACATTTAATACATCTGATATTAATACATCATTTCCTTGTTCTATCTCAACTCCACTACTCGTTGCAGTTTCTATTATTCTTCTGATATCATATAACTGATTAGATGCGGTTGTAAATCCTACAATATTATCTACTGAAATTTGATTTAAAGTATTATCTATAGAACTTACTGTTCCTGTTCCCTCTATTATCTGTTCATTTCTTTTTAGGATATGAAAAGTATCTCCAACCTTTAAATTTGATTTATCAATAGGTGTTCTTAATGTATAAGTTGTTCCTACAATATCAATTTGAAATCTTGATGATGTGTTATATTTCCAAGAATTAGCAAATACTTCCTTATAAGTAGAATTTTCATTCTTAATTTTTTCACCAACATTTTTAACAAATATATTTTCACCCTCATTTATAAGACTAATATCAGATATAGGAACTAATTCGGAAAGAACTCCTGTTATCCTTAGATCAATTCTCTTTGATAAATCACCATTTTCATATCCAAAAATAGTTTCATTTGATCTGATATCATCAGCAGTGTTTATTTTGACTCCTACACCTGTGCATCCAAAAAATTGATTTATTGTTTTAGAGGTATAATCAATACTATTTTGACCACTAACAATAGTTCCTGTTGCTCCAAATCCAACTGTTGAATCAACTGATATGACATCACCATTAATCGAAACATCTGTTAGTGCTTTTGTTTTGCCTGGTACAGTAAAAACACCTTCAATTAAATCACGATCACTAAATCCGACAAATAAAGAAATTTTATAATATATTTTTTGATCTCTTTTTAATATTTCAACTTCAGATACTGATGCATTTGTTGATGTATCTGTTGATTTAAATATTGTTTGTCCAACTAAATTTTGTGGATCTCCAGTAGATGATATTAAATCAGCGACAATTACTTCTCTACGAATAAATTCAGCATCTGATGGTTTAATTAAATTTCCTTCTAAATCAAGTATTGTTGTCTCAACACCGTATAATACTTTGAATAAAATTCTAACTGACTCTTCGATACCTTTTGACTGATAAAAAGAACGAGCAAATTTTACAAAGTTACCTACATCTAAATTTGTATCAAAATCATTGTCTTCTAAACCTGGTAAAAATGTTCTTTTAAGTTTTTTATAAAATTCTTGTAAAAATAGAACTGATAAATTTGTAATTGTGCTACCAGAACTATGAGATGTTGCAGATGTGCTTTCAAAAACTAAATTTTCTCTATTAATTTCAAGTAATGAAGAAGATACACCAACATTGTAACCTGATATTCCACTAAAACCACGAATACATCCTGTGAAAGATGTAGATGTGATACCAGTATAAGATATGATTTCGTCATCTATCTTTAGAAGACCATATTCTGAAGGAAATCCTTTTGTACTTGGAACTGATATTGTGGTATCAGTTGCCGAAAAATCTGATGAAACACTAGAAGTGCCAGTAACAACTTCAGGAACTAAATTATCAGACTTAAGATATTGATCAAAGTTTGTGATTAAATCACTAGGTCCACCTTGAAATTCTTGTGAAATATAATATTGCTTTAAAAACTCAGTGGCATTTGGAAAATCAGTCACCAAAAACTCTGGTAATTGATTCTCAATAATAGTATTGACTTTTATTCTTTTGTCAATTTGTGACATAAATTATTTCCTCTCTAAATCTCCATTTGAGTAACTAGAGGTATAATAATCTCTCGTAAATACAACACCTGAAACATCTTCACCTGAAGCGATTACATCCTTAAACGTATTTATTGTGCTTTTTGAAACGTCAAAACTTAAATACAAATCTTTCAATCCCACCACATCATTTGATTCAGGAAATGCTTGAACTTCAATAATATTATTTTGTGAATCTGTAGATGTTATATTAATTGTATTTAATATAATTTCACCTTTTTTATAATCAACAATACCTGCATCTTTTATTAATATTTGTTGATTATCTCTTTGATTTTTAAAAACTACACTTAAAGTCCCTTTCATTGATCCGTCAAGATTTCCTGCAGCATCTTTATTTGGAACATCTGTTAAAAATGCAGTTTCATTTGAACCAGAAACTGTGAAACCAGTGCTTTTTATATTAAAACCAGCAGGATTGATATAAAAACGATTACCAAAACATAATTCATATTGTGCAAATTGATTTAATAATGCTTTCATGTCTCTTCTAATAATAACCTTTGTTATATTTGAGGTAATTCCATTATTAATACGATCAATCAGTGTATTAATTTTACTATATTTAAATCTTCCACCAAATTTGTTTATTTCAATATTATTTGAATAATCACTCAATCCAGAAATAATTGATGATCTTAAATTATTTGATGAAGAAATTGATGAAGGGTTGTAATATATCGTAGAGTTAATTTCCACATATAGTATTTTTAAATCAACTATCTCAGAATTAATACCAGCAATAGCGTAGTTCTTTAATTTGTTTTTTATCAGTGTTTTATCAAAATCTGATATATAAGTACCACCTTTAGGTTTTATACTTATTTGAACTTGACCAAACTTTGGTGGGTCTAATTCTTCTCCACCGATCACTGCAACTGACTCAGTTTTTGGGTAAATATCTTGAATTATTGCTTCATAATCTCTTGGTGTAACTGCTCTATATTGTGCTGAGTAAAGTCTTGGAGCAA